CAATGCGGGGCGGAATCAGACTCTGAACAAGGAGACCCGGCCTAACGGCCGGGTTTTTTTTATGGCCTGCTATCATCCTCTTAAGGGCTACCGGTCCAAGACGCTCAGCGCCAACGGCAAGCGTCCAATCACCTTCAACGCAAAAGAAGGATTCACGGACAAAAAAATCGACATCCCTTGCGGATACTGCACCGGCTGCCGACTCGAAAAGTCGCGCCAGTGGGCAGTCCGCATCGAGTTAGAAAAACAGCTTCACGAAGAGAGCTGTTTCATTACTCTTACCTACGACGACGAACACCGACCACCAAACGGATCTCTCGCCGTCGAACACTTCCAAAAATTTATGAAGCGCCTCCGTAAGCGCTTCTCTCCTCGGAAAATCCGCTTTTTCCACTGCGGCGAGTACGGCGAGCAAACCGCACGGCCGCATTACCATGCGTGCCTTTTCGGTGTAGCCTTCCTCGATAAGCGCCCGTGGAAAAAAGTAAACGGGATTCAGTATTATCGATCTCCAATTTTGGAAGAACTATGGACGGCGGGAAACTCAATGGTCGGTGCTCTCAACTTCGAAAGTGCCGCCTATGTGGCCAGGTATATCTTGAAGAAAGCGACCGGGCCACACAAAGGGCTCTTCTACTCAGTCGAAGACGAAACGACGGGACAAATCGTTCAACTAAAAGAAGAGTATGTAACCATGTCCCGTCGCCCTGGCATTGGAAAGCCCTGGCTCGAAAAATATAAAACCGACGTCTTCCCTCACGACTACGTAGTAGTCAGAGGCAAAAAAATGAAGCCTCCGAAATTTTTTCTCAGTCAGTACGAAATAACTGACCCTAAATTAGCTACGAAAGTAAAAATAAATCGCGAAAAAGTTGGCAAAAAACACGCCTGGAATAATACTCACGAACGTCTAATGGTTAGAAAAACTGTTAAACAATCAAAACTGAAACAACTAAAAAGGACGTACGAGAGTGAAACATAGCATCTTCTCTATTTACGACTCTAAGGCCCAAACCTTTTCGCAACCTATCTTCATGCCCACGCGTGGCGTCGCTATCAGAGCGTGGGCTTCCCAAGTCAACAATCCCCAGTCTTCGGAGTCCAAGTTCCCCTCCGACTTTACCCTCTTCGAACTAGGTACCTGGGACGATCAAAACTCCCAATTCGAACAACATCCCACTCCCATCTCTCTCGGGCTTGCCCAAGAATATCTAAAAAACGAGTACACTCCACCTCAACCAGCATTCTCTCCAAACGAAATACAAAATCTCAAAAAACACCACAACTACGCAGATCCGAATTCCCTCCCAAAAACAAATCTCGAAAAAGTACCAACTCAACAATAAAATGTGACCTAACGCTCAATATTCCTAATCATCTCCTGGGAGGATAAATGAAATCAGTAATGCAACACGCGTTCTCGCGTGTGCCACAGATCAATCAACCAAGAAGTTCATTTAACCGCAGTCACCGCCGACTCACGACGTTTGACGCGGGCTACGTCACTCCCATTCTGGTGGACGAAGTCCTCCCAGGAGACACCATTAACTGTCATATGACGGGCTTTGCCCGTCTCAATACTCCTATCGTGCCGTTCATGGACAATCTGTTCATGGACACGCACTTCTTCTTCGTTCCCATTCGTCTTATCTGGGAAAACTGGGAACGCTTTAACGGCGCTCAGGATAACCCGGACGATTCTACGGATTACCTGACGCCGATCATGACTTCGACGGCGAGCACGGGCTACACCGTCGGAAGTCTTCACGACTATCTTACTCTTCCTACGGGGATCCCCGGCTACACGCACCAGAGCTTCTGGCATCGCGCGTACAACCTTATTTGGAACGAATGGTACCGCGATGAAAACCTTCAAGACTCCGTCGTCGTCGACAAAGACGACGGTCCGGATTCTCCAACGGATTACGTCTTGCTTCGTCGTGGGAAACGCCACGACTATTTCACTTCGGCGTTGCCTTGGCCGCAGAAAGGCCCGTCGGTTGAGCTCCCGCTCGGTACCGAAGCGCCCATTCGCGCAAAAGACGGCAACGGGGTCGTCAACGACCACGTATACTTTAAAAACGGCAGCTCCACGACGGCTGCCTTCGCCAAATCAACTGGCGGAACGGACGTAACACTTAGCACGTCGGTCGCGGCGACGAGCTTCTTACTCTGGCCAAACTCCTCTGACTCGGGGTTGGCTGGTAACGCAGGTTACAACTATGCCGACCTCTCGTCAGCGACGGCCGCGACGATCAACGCCTTCCGTCAAGCAATCCAACTCCAAACATTTCACGAAAGAGATGCGCGAGGCGGAACTCGCTATACAGAAATCCTTCGAGCGCATTTCGGCGTCATTAGCCCTGACGCAAGACTACAGCGCCCCGAATATCTCGGCGGAGGTACGAGCTATATCAACGTTCATCCAATCGCTCAGACGTCGTCTACAGACGCTACGACACCGCAAGGCAACCTTGCTGCGATGGGGACGTCGTCGTTCTCGGGACACGGTTTCGTAAAAGGCTTTACTGAGCACGGAGTTCTTCTCGGCTTCGTGTCAGTCCGGGCGGACCTCTCGTATCAGCAAGGGCTTCAGAAAATGTTCTCGCGCAGGACGCGCGAGGACTACTACTGGCCCAGCTTCGCCGGTCTCGGCGAGCAGGCGATTCTCAATAAGGAGCTTTACATTCAGGGCACGGGCCACGAGACGGCCGACGAGGCGGTTTTCGGTTATCAGGAACGCTATGCCGAATATCGGTACAAACAGTCGTGCGTCACGGGTCAGTTCCGCTCCACTTACGCGCAGACGCTCGACACGTGGCACTTAGCTACGAAGTTCACCGCATTGCCGGTCCTGAACGATTCTTTCATTCAGGAAAACCCGCCGATCGATCGTGTGGTCGCCGTTCCCGACGAGCCGGACATGAAAGGGGACTTCTGGTTCAACTACGTCTGCGCCCGGACGATGCCGACTTACGGTATTCCGGTAAGCCTGGGGCGGTTCTAAAACATGGCGGAAAAATATTTTCCGCAATTCGAAGACGCCGGTGGCGGCGGCTTCTCTTCTGGAGGGGGAGGACCGCAAGGTTCCTCCCCCGTTCCCTCGGGGGCATCTATGGGCTTCGGCTTTCCTGGCGAATCACTCGTCGCGGCTGGTATCGGCGCTGCTGGCGGCGTAATCAGCGGCGCAATGTCGGCCGGTGCAACTAGAGAAATTAACGACGCGAACATCGCTTACGCTCGCGAGGCGACGCAAACGAATCAGGCTTTTGCTCGTGAGCAAAATGCATTTCAGGAGCGCATGTCGTCGACAGCTTATCAGCGAGCTCGGTCAGATATGGAGGCCGCCGGTTATAATCCTATGATGGCGTTTTCTCAGGGCGGCGCGAGCTCGCCGTCTGGCTCAAGCGGATCCGCCGTCACTCCCAACCTTCAGACACCGGACAAAGGCGAAATTCTTCGCCGGTCGCTCTCGTCGGCAATGGACATGTCTCGCTTGCAAAAGGACCTTGATCGCCAGGACGCGGACATCGCGCTGACGGAGACCGCAAATCGCGTAAAGGAGCAGGAGGGGGAACTCACTCGCGCGACCGCTGTAAATCGCAAGAAAGAATCCATGATCCTCGAGGAGCGGCAGTCTCAGGCGGCCGCCGAAACTCCGGCCGCTCGAGCGGAAGCTCGAGCCCGCACGGCTCAGGCAACGCTCGCTGAGAAACAGGCAAAGATCGACGAGAAGCTTATCGGCGTCGACAACACGGTAAGGCGTGTCGGTGAAGCGCTCGGCGCAGTAACTGGCGCACGGAGCGCGCTTAGGCCCTATCGGGGCGGAACGAGTCACACGCCGGACGGTTTCGTCCAGGACTCGAGCGGCGATTTAATTCACATGAAAACCGGAGAGGTTTTCTCACCCTACAGAGGCGGCCGATGACAAAAAAGACCGACAAAATCGAGAACGAACTCGTTCTCAATCACGACGCGATGGAGTTTAAGAAAAACCATCGCGCTTATCCCCATCCTGGGTTTCGGACGAAGGGAGAAAGCCGTACGCAACAGCACTTCAAGGACGAGTGCGACATCAACACGATCGTTCGTAAATATCGCACGCAGGGCGTCGTGCCCGTGGGCACGTCGAAGGAAGAGCTCTTCGGCGATTTCACGAACGTACCCGACCTGCAAGAGGCTATGGGCATCGCTGCGCGGGCTAACCAGCAGTTCGCCGCCCTGCCGTCGCACATGCGGGAGCGTTTTAACAACGACCCGCTTGAGTTCATCGACTTCGTCAACGACCCGAAGAACCAGGACGCCATGGCGGACCTAGGCATGATGACGGACGACGCCAAGAAACGCGTTCTGGGCGAGCGAGCGGCGCGTAAAGAAGCGGAGTTCAAAGCGTCCGTGGACGCGGAAATCGAGCGCCGCGAAAAAACGAAAAAATGACGCAGCGCGAGGCGCACCGCGTCATTTTAATGCCCCGTGGCGGTACTCCGTCACGGGGAGGCAAGCGAAGCGCGCCAGCACCAATTCCCTACTTGATGTAATTGGTATGAGTGACACCAAGTCACTCTAAACAACAACAACAAGGAGCAACAATGCGACGCAGTAAGATGTCCCGCGGTAAGTCAAAACGGCTGTTTCGGAAATCGGCCGGTAAGGCGCACCGCAAAAACTTCGCCCCCAAGCCAATGCGGGGCGGAATCAGACTCTGAACAAGGAGACCCGGCCTAACGGCCGGGTTTTTTTTATGGCCTGCTATCATCCTCTTAAGGGCTACCGGTCCAAGACGCTCAGCGCCAACGGCAAG